CTGCCCTACGAGACTACAATTACGTGATGAACAAAGAGACCCTTCCTCAGGAAGAGCTGGAGTCCTTTGGTAAGCTGATGACTGCGTATGACCGGGCTGAGGGTGGTGGTACTGGGATGCTCTCTGGTGCCGCTGATTACCTCTCTGCCTTTGCTACCTCGCCATCCACGATTGCAACTGTTGGTACTGCAGGATGGGGCAGTGGGTCTAAACTTGCGGCTAAGGCAACTGGTAAGGCTGCTCAACTTGCTCTTCGTCAGGAAATTAGTGATCTTGTAAAGAAGGGTGTATCCAAGACAGCAATCAAAGACGCTATTGCAGGTACTGTTGGGAAGCAGGCTCTAAAGGGAGGGGCTACTTCTTTTGTTGTTGAGGGTGCTCTTGGTGCAGGTCAGGCTGCTCTGCAGGGGGAGACTCGTGAAGAGGCTGCTGGTACTGAGTATACTTCCACTGACCTCCTGCGTGATGGTATCCTTGCTGGGACCATTGGTGGTACTCTAGGGTCTGCTGCAAGGGCGATGGACACCAAGTCTCAGAGAGCAGTTGTTGACAGCCTTGTCGTCAGGGACTCGGTGAATACAGCACGACAGCAAACGGCAAATAAAGCAGCCAATGATACTTTTGCTGCAGCCGACTCGGAGACTATTTCTGCTGCCGCAGACCGTGCAGTCACCATTGCCAACACCCTCAAGGCAAAGATTGAGAAGACCCAACTGGACCCCCTTGACCCCAAGCTGGTTGAGGAAGGTAACAAACTCAAAACAGAAGTCCTTATCGGCAAGGTTGATCGTAGTGTCACAGCAAACCTGAGCATTGATACTCTTCGTGGTATTACTGCAGCCACTGTGAAGATTGCTGACACCCTCAATGTGAAGCCTAATGAGCGTATCTCGTCTGCTGTTGCTCGTGCCTTAGAAGAGGGTAAAGTTGATGGGCAGTTCCTTGAAGACATCAGGGAGACCTATAACCTCTCTAAAGAGCAACTGTCCTACGTGTTTCTTGCAGACTTGTCTCAGGCAGGTAAGACCCTTGCAGAAGCGAGTTACATTGCCAGCAAGACTGGTCGTAAGGCTGCTAAAGAGGCTGCAGAGGCTGGTGTCTCTCGTGTCTCTGCTGACCTTGAAGCACTGGCAGGTCGTGGCCTTAATACCCTTGCGGACTCTGAAGTAGTTAGTACTACGGCGAAAGTTTATAAGGAGAAGGATACCGCGATCTCCAAAGCCTACAAGCTCGCACAAGACCTTGACGCTACCCGTATTGCCTTCATGACATCTCAGGTTGGTACGACAGCGGCTAACACTGCTACCTCAGTCGGTAATCTTCTTATTGATATGTCTGACCAGTTCTGGAAGAACACCATTAACACTGCTTTTGGTCGTCAGGTAGGGGACAAGGTAGAGCGTCGTTGGGTTGGCGGTACTCTTTCCACAATTAAGGGTATGTCTTGGAACAAAACTGAGGCAAGTCTCTTCCGTGAAATCTTCCTTGAGGAGATGCCTGAGGAATACTCCCGCTTGTTCTATGAAGCTACTCGTGCAGAAGTGGCTGCAGAAAGCTCTACCTTCCTTGCTAAGGCTGGGAGAAGTGTGAACATCCTTAACTCTGCTGTGGACTCTACCTTCAAACAGGCAGTGCTCTACTCCTCTGTGGACCGTAGCCTGAGAGAGCTTAATAGGGCTGATCTCGGCACCAATCTTGGGGAGTTCTTGGCGAAGAATAAAACTCTGGACTCGTTGCCAGAAGACTTCATTACGAGAGCCGTAGATGATGCAAAGAGGTTTACTTTCCAGCGTTCTTACTCTCGTGATAAGTCTGCTTTTGGACAGGCTGCACAGGGCTTGATTACTGCACACCAGAAGATGCCTTTTGTTGTATCTGCTGGTCTTGGGATGCCGTTCCCTCGTTACATTGCGAACCACCTAGAACACATCAACGACTACACCCCTATTGGTATCGCCACTGGTGGTCTGAACAAACTTGACGGAGTTCTCTTTGGAGATACGAACAAGACTGGTGTAGACCGTGTTTCCAGACAGCTTACTGGTGCATCCCTGATCGTATTGGGGGCCTACACTGCTGCTCAAAAAGAGGGTGATGTAGACTACAAAACTCTTGAGACTGAGACAGGAAACCTTGACATCGCACGTACTGCTGGTCCTTGGTTGTTCAACCTCTACCTTGGTGACCTCTACTGGCGTTGGAAGAACGACCTTCCTACAGGTGATGTCCTTGAGACGATGGCTGAGATTTCTGGGGGTGTCACTGACCTAGGTTTTGACCTCACCCTTATAACGAACGTCACAGACAGTTTTGAAGAGGGTGGCGTTAATCAGGCTTTGGCCAGACAGTTAGGGGATATTGCTGCTACCTACACCTACCCCCTCACCCTGACGAGAGACTTCATTGGTCAGGTCAACCCTGAAATGCTTGCTACTCCCTACACCAGAGAAGTCTTTGGTGGTAGCCTTGAGGAGCCTGAGACTTATGGGGAAGGTAACTATTTGGATGAGGTTATTCGTAGGGCCACACGCTTCCTACCCGAAGTGGACTTTGTGCAGTATGCTCAGAGCTACAATGGTAAGTCCGCGATCCCTTACTACAGCCCCTTTAGTGCAACACCTGTAGGCTCTTTTGACCCTCTGTCGAAACAGTTTGGTTTTGCTGCTTCAAAGAGACCTAACGAAATCCAGAAGGAAATCTCTAGGTTGAACCTCAAAGAGTTTGAACTCTATGGCAACACAAAGATACCTAACCCTGCAGTAGATGTGCTTGTAAGAGAGAGACTTGGAAAGAGCCTACCTCAGAAGTTCGAAGCGTGGAAGTCTCAGGTGGTTCATGGTGGTAGGTTCGCAGGTAAAACTTACGACGAGACCGAAAGCATGGGTGATCGGACTGATCTGTTAAGGCAGTTTATTGATGAAGAAGTGGCAAGGGAAAGTGAGTTTGTGGAGGAGGGTTATAGAAACTTCCTTACAAGCAATCCAAAAGCTGCTGCAGGTTACATTAGAAACATGTATGTGTTGAAAGAAAAGGAACTCATCTCCAGTACAAAGAACAAAGAAATCTACGACACAGCGGTGAAGACATTCACTAATGGTAAGTTTAGCAGTGCTGCTGACTACATTGGAGACTCTGCATCTGTTGTGGAAGAAGTGGAAAGACGACAGGCTATTATGTCGTGGGGTAAACAGCTTGATGAAGGCTTTGTCCCTCTTCCAGAAAATAGATTTGATTGATGCAAAAGAGAGGGGGCCGCGAGGCCCCCTAAGTCATTCTTAAGTTAGTCTTCAAGCATAAAGTCTGCCCACTCTTCTGCTTCCCTTTTAATCTCTTCTCGTCGTACAGGACCAGAAGCACGAGACAGTAGGGCGTTCATAGCCATTCCCATCAAGTAGATTTTGGAAGTCATTGGCTTGGGAGGGACACTATGCCTCTTCTTTGCTCGAAACTCTTTGGCTTCTTCTTCGATCTTCATTGTCTCTAACCCGGCTAAGATTGGCAGCGTAGGCTTTATTAAATCCAAACTCCCAGTCTCGGTACTTGGGGGTGTCTTTATTGTACGGGTTTGTGGTGTTCCCTTGGGCAAAATCTTTGTATCCTTGTTCAAATGCGTTTATCATCAATCACTCTCCATGTACCAAATCATAGCAACTACGGCAGCGATAACAATTAAGCTCTCTATCATGCTTTTTCTCCCCACTGGTAACACTTGTGAAGTACCCCATGCTCTGGTAGTCCCCCGGTCTTAACCTTAGCCTGATTCTCTTCAATCATTCTTGCCGCAGCATCCTCACACTGAGCAATATCAGTGAAGACATCTGGTGGAGAGATTGTCCTGCATTCGTCTAAGGTACAGATCAGGAAGATGAGGGAGATCATGGTTCCTGTAACTCCTGTCTGAGCCTACTCAAGTACCAGTCGGCCTTGTTCAAGTCTTCCATCTGCTTGCCCTTGTAGCGCCAACGGTGAGAGTACTTCTTGAAGTTGCCCTCAAGGTATCCAAGGAAGGCTTCTTTGGGCATGTTGTCTTTCAGATAGTCAATACACTCAATCTGCCCGAAAGCGTAGTGTGCAGGACTGTTCACCATGTCTGTCATAGGCTCTCTTCCTCGAATGCCACGATCCACTGCTTACAGATGTCACTGCGAACAATGTCATCCACTCCGAACTCAATGACAGGTACAGGCAGATTGTGCTTCTTAGCAAGGTAGATGATCGCTGCTAGGCCCGACTTACCACCAATATCTGACTGCTTTACGTCACCGTTGATTACAACTGTACAGTCTTTCCCGATTCGTGTCAAGAACATTTTAATTTCAGGGATAGTGCAGTTCTGAGCCTCGTCCAAGATGATGAATGCGTTCTTGAAGGAGCGTCCCCGCATAGTACTCAGGGGTGCCATTTCGATGTTGCCATTCTTGATCGCAGTCTCTACTACACCCTTGCCCAGTTGTTCATTCAGAACGTCAAGAACAGGTGCAGCCCATGGAGCAAACTTCTCTTCCAGAGTACCGGGGAAGTAGCCAAGGTCTTTACCGACAGAGACGTTAGGACGAGTGAGAATGATCTTACTTACTTCATTGACAGCGTACATGTTGGCCGCATAGGTGGCAGCAATGAAGGTCTTACCAGTGCCAGAGTAGCCACACACGATAACCTGATTAGAGCTATTGAGTGCCTTGAGGTATTTGGCTTGGTTGTCGTTCAGGGGTGTGAGATTTACCTGCTTGGCATTACCCTCTTCCACCGATTTCTTGTAGCGAGAGACACGCTTGCCCTTTGGCTTCTCAAGAATCGTCACGTTCAACCTCCACTTTCAAGATACCTTGGTCACCGAGGTCAAGCAGCATCTGCACCACTACCTCTTCGATCTCATTCACGTCCTGTTTGATTCTCCACGCAAGATATACGTTGACTGCTAGACCAACTAGGATGGCCGCTTCAACTAGGGCAGATGTTTCAATTACCATTTTATTTTTCCTGAGGAGTTGTTTTGAGCAGTTTAACACCATGCTCAGGGTGTGACAAGAGGGGACCGTAAAGGCGCAGTCTCAAGTCAGGTCAACGATCTCGCAAGACCCGACACAGGCAAACGTCTGAGCACTCTTCGTCATGTCTTCCTTCTCGTAGTCACTGAGCTTAGTCCAGTCAATACGTTCAGGCATCATGGCAAGGGCGTCAAGGTACTCACGTTCACTGCAATCCTGATAGGGTGCCTGTTGGTAGGTGTGGTCAGAGTGCGGCAAGAATGACACACCAGAGACTTCATCGAAGTGTTTGTAGACCCACGCACCAACTTCCATCCACTCTTGCTCTCGTACAGTCACAGTCACAGAAGGCTTATGCTCACACCAGTGGCGCTGATAGACCAACCACAACTCCAACTGTTCGATAGCAGTCATGTCGTTACGAGTGATAGCCCCTTGGGGAGACTTCTGTGGGAAGCTAAAGACAGTGGTGCTATCCGGCTTCATCACATCAGGCTCACTTGGGATACCCTGATCCTTCATGAACTGCGTCAGAGGGTCTTTGTTATCACCCCTAACAGTACGAATGTAATAAGCACTGTGACGAGCGTGGATGCCACTAGCACTATCCACAAGTTGCGAAACTGTTCCACTCGGCTTGACGCAAGTGATCGCAGCAGAAGCAGGAATACCAAGGCGTTCAGCCAACTCAGCGTTAGTAGCAACAGCGACATCCTTGAGCCTCTTGAGGGTTTTGTCGAGACCTGCGTTGGTAGGCCCGAGGAGTTTATTATCCATGATGCCAGTTAACGACACACCCAAGAGACGCTCTTCCTCAGTGTTCTTCTGCCAAATCTTACGCAGATACGGGAAGTGCGTGTAGGTGCTTTGGATGGTGCCAAGGATCGTAGCCAGAGTTACTTTCCGCTCCAAGTCCTCAAGTGTATCCGTAGCTCGGACCACGACTTCCGTGAGATTACAGAACTGATACGGGCGAAGAATGATTTCACTGCACGGGTTAGTACCGAAGTCATAGTCTGCATTGCGTCGTCCACTTTTGTTAGCTTGCTTCTTGCTGGCTGGACGCGAGAAGATACCACGTTCACCAGACTTGGACTCGACAAGAGAAAGCCACTCACGCATGAAGGTTTCCATGTCGGGCTTCTCAGTGTATGCCACCGAGTTGTTAGCCAGAGCACGTTGACCTTGGCCTTCCCACCAGTTGCCAGACTTAGCATGACGCATACGGTCGTCCGACAGGTTCGACAAAGAGATCATGGCAGAGCGGCGTACACCACCCACAACGACAACTTCACCAATCTTACACATCAGGTCATGGCATTCGATGGACGAGAGCTTACGCCCCTGAGCACCCTTGAACATGGCCACAGTGAAACGGAAGAGGTCTTCCAGAGGTGCAGGACCAGAGGCACGACCACCAAAGGTCTTGAGTTTAGCGCCAGCCTTACGGACCTTCGAGGTATCCCACGTAGGAATTTCCCCTGCGTAGAGCATAGCCACCAGCTTACGGAAGGACTTAGCCCAGCCCTCTTTGCTGTCGTGGACTACGATAACATCCTCAGCGACGAAGAGTTGGTCAGGAACCTCAGGCAGCTTCTGGATGTACTGCCGCTCAACAGAGAAGCCTACGCCAGTGCCACACAGGAGAATGAACATAGCTTCGTCGAAGGACTTGGGATCATCGACCGGGAGGTACGAACAGTTGTAGCCAGCAGTGTTGTCACGCTCCAAGGCAGGACCAGCAGTCATCAAGGCCCGCATCGAAGGCATAATCTCAAGGTCAAGGATAGCTTGTTCAATATCCCCGACTTCACCAGTTTTAGCTACACCATCAGCTTTAGGTGCAACAACATTGTCAATATAGCGACCGACAGTTTCACCCCAAGTCTCACGGCGGTTCTCTTCTTCAAGCCAACGAGCATACCTCGAAGTATGGATGAAGGCTTGGTAGTCAGTAGGTAGGTGGTTGTTCATCTTGTTCTTTCTTTATTCTTGCAGGGAGCGTGTGTTGAAGAACCCTTCAAACTCTGGTTTGTCAAGCATTAGCTTTCTAGCATAGTATGGTCGATAGTTGTTGTTAAGTTTGAAAGGATCCCCTACGGTTTCTACAGAGACATACCATCTAATCCTTTCAAAGATGGCATTAGCGGAAAAAGTCTTGTAGCCAGAGTTGAGAGCCTCTTGTGCAAACCTCACAAAAAGTTCGTAAACCCTCAGGTTTTCTTTGTGGTAAGTCTCAAACTTATCCTCCAGAGCTTTAGTCATGGTATCTTTCCTAGTCAATGAGGATTGCTACACGGTGGGCTTGGACAACAATCCTGTTTGTTGTTACGTCAGCTTTAGCGAACATGGGGTTCTGGATAGACCACTGTGCGAGTACAACAGGGACAGACTTGTCTCTGACATTCTGCAGTTTGTCGATCAGTTCTTGGACTGTCATTTTAGAGCCTCGTTTATCATTACTACTGATATCCCGAGAATGAAGGCAAGGAGGATATAAAGAGGGATGCCAATCCAAAGAGGACTAAGAACCCACCACCAAGACCAAGTAATCGAACCGCCAAGTTTTAGCCCAACGAAGAGAACTGTCAAGAGAGTAATTACGTGCTGCATACGAGGTCTCCCAGATCGACTTTGGGATAGTCCTTGTTCTTCATGATCTTCCCATCCTCCCTACGTTTGATCGTACCATCAGGCTGATACATGCGCCCCAGATTGTTCTCGTGAACCCTGCGGAAGGCTTCCTCTATATCCCACCCACGAGCATTGGCATAGCCGTAGATCACATACAAGAGGTCTGCCATTTCTTTGAGTTCTAGCTCAGGGATATACTCCTCACACCATTCCTCAAACTCCTCAGAGATAAGTTTACTGTAAAGATCAGGGTTAGGTTTTTGCCCGCTGATTGTAACAAACTCTCGGACCATCTCAGTGGGTGTCTGAGGTTTTGTATCGTGTGACCAGTACCCAAAAGTCTGATCTTCAAGGTCTGTTCCCCATTTAGCCATGCTCTCTTACCTCCAGTTCGTCTACCACCAGATCATCCACATCAAACATTGCAGACTCTACTAGGCCGTAGACTTGTTCCATTTCGTCGTCTGTCCCTACAAACGCTGCTTCGGGGTGGACTGCCACAGTAATCGTTACTTCGTACTTCATTCTTGGTACATCTTCATAATCTGGTTGAGGGAAACAAACTCAGGCTCGTACATGCCGTCTGCCAGCTCTCTCTTAACGACCACACCATGCCACCACTGCTTGTTTGCCTGACCTGCCCAGTGTTCTTCTGCACCCTTGAAGCAACCCACGACAAGACCAATGTTCCCATTCGGGATAGCACCATCCTTGAAGGAGAGGTCACGCTTGTGAGAGTGTCCACAGGTGGCAGAGCAACTCATGTTCTGAACCAGAGTGTAAGCATGATGAATGCCACCAGTAGCAGTAGAAGAATTACCCGAAGTGAAGTAATGGGCATACGCAACCTTGTCGTAGACTGCAATGGCTGGACCGGAGTTTTCGTACCCGTGGTAGTCGTCGAACCAGTAGTCTGTTTGAAGATGGCTAAAGGAAACCCCGTACTTTTCTCCCTCATTTCTTGGATTAAGGGCGATGTACTTTTTAATTCGGTTCTCGTGGTTTCCTTCAAATCCCACCCAATATGGTCGCTTCTTCCGATGGTGTTTGAAGGGGTGCCGGAGGAGTTCTTGAGCCATGTTATAGGACTCAATGTCACGCTGGTAGCTTTGTGAAGCCAGTGCCTTAGGGTATCTTTCATCATAGCTGTTAAGAGACCTCATGTCTGCGCCATCCCCAAGATCAAACACCATGTCTGGCTTGAGGTCATAGAGGAATTGTCCCAGTGCTTTGAACCGAACATTGCTTGTTTCTGGATCGGCATGAGCGCACGAGAATACAACGACTGTTTTAGTAGCCATCTTAAGGCTCCTTGTTGTTGAGAACGATTGGATGCAGGTTGGTCTGGAAATGCTTCACTAGGACATACGCCTCTTCGAAGTTATCAAACCAAAACTCTGCATCGAAGACTTCTTCACCACGAGACACTTTTAGTACCAGCATGGTAGAGTCGGGAGGAAAGCCACAGTCCGGGATTTCTCTTGCGGCAAATGGTCCCTCCACGATACCCCAGAGTAGTGTCTGTTCAGGCTCTACCTCTTTTCTTGAGAACTTCTTTCGTAGCCAGCTTAGCATTCTTGTCGCCCTTCTCTGAGACCCAAGACTCTGGGATAAGTTTGTCTGCGAAGATGAAGCCATGCTTGATACACCAGTCAGCATAGGAAGTGGATGATCCCTTATTGATCTTGGCAGAACTGTTAGAGAACACAAACCGGATATCTAGCTCTGGCCTCTGGGACTGCAAGAGTAGATGCTTCTTTCTGTCTGCAAGTACGAACCTCCCTTTGGTTTCAATGATGATGCCGTTGGGAAGAACGAAGTCTGGGGTATACTTGTGTGAGCTTTCAGGGATGACGTAGGGGATTTTGTAGGCTTCATACTCAACCTTGATCCCCAACGTCTCTAGCTGCTGTGCAACCTTCCCTTCTAGCCCTGAACGATACCCCCTAGCCTCTGGGGATACCTTCTTTCTCACTCAATTAACTCCGTCACACGAGGTTCATTGACAACATCCACCATGTACACAGGTCCGGTAGAGTATAGAAAAGTTCTGGCTTCTGGCCAACAGACCTTCCTAAAGTCGCAGTATCCACAAGTTGTAGATAGTACCGTGTTCTCAGATGTCTTAGATTGTGGGACAGGTGGGATACGATCCTCTGGAATTGGTCCAGCAACCAGTTTTTTAACTCTTGCAACCTCTTCCTCCTTCTGAGCAATCTCTTCTGTGAAGTCATACAGGTCTAGGCAGAGTTTGAACCTGTCCTTCTGTACTACTAAGAAGGCACCCTCAGTCTTGTTTTTGACCAAAGGATCAGTTTTTCCTGCGTAGACATAGGAACTAAGCTGACTGATGTAGCCGAAGGGATCGTCCTCACGGAGATTGTGGTTACGAAACTTCTCGAAGCCATACTTGGAGGCAGACTTCACATCAACAGTAACCCCATCAATCACGGCGTCACGAGAACCTGAGATACCGAACACATTTACTCTGTCCTGCATACCCTCAACAGTGTGTCCTGCTGCCTTCGCAAGAGACAGAACGAGGGCTTCAAGCAGGTCACCATAAAAGAAGGTACCAAGGGCTTCTGCTTTTAGTGGTTCCGACTTCTCAGAGAGATTGATCTTGTACCACAACTTGCGATCACAGGGAGAGCCAAGGCCGGAGAGGCTGAGGTAATTCCGAGGTACTTGCTCCTGAGAAAACCTAGCCTCTGCGACATTAGCGATGGAGGTTGAGAGAAACTCTGTGACAGTCGCATCCCAACCCCCTTTCCCTTCGATCACCCTGTAGATGTCCTCTACGATGGTGTCTAAGGATTTACTCTTCAAAACGGAATCTCGTCGTCTAGCTCAACCTTAGCCTTAGCTTTAGGCTTGCTGTCCTTCGACGTGCTGTCATCTTCCCTTACGCTTGAGGGATTACCGAAGGTCATACGACTGGTGACATACGCCTTGTGCTCATCGACCTTAACTTCTTCAAGGCGACAACCGATAATGCCTTTGTAGTTAGTGTCGTAGACTTGTGCGATGACTGACACAACCGAACCATTGCCAACTTCGCCATCCTCATGGAAGTCCCAAGTGGTTCCATCTGCCTTGAAGACTTTGGGTGCGCCACCACCATACTGCTCTTCCCACTTGCGCTTCAGACGAACACGGAAGTGTCCTTCGTTGTCCGGGCTAGGGTTTCCACCATGCTTGTAGCCAGCCTGACGGAGCTTTGCGAGGTTATCTTTGTCGAGGTCGATATCAAGGGTACACTGCCCACCCTTGTCAGCCAGTTGATTATCGAAACCAGTGAGGTCACGATTCTCTTCAAAGATTTTAGCCCAGTTAGCATAACCTTTGAGTACAACCATTCTAGTCTTTGCCATGTGCGGCTCCTTGTTTTCTGTAAGCAGAATTGTATCAGGTTTTTAGGTAGGGTAGCAAGAACTATTTCTCGCCAGCCACCTTGTATTTGCGTTGTTTGGTGTTGTCTCTCTCGTACTCCTTGCCACCCTTAGCCAGACGAACTGGGGTGCTGTAGGGTTTGGTGAGTTGCTTGAGACCCTTAGGTTTCTTTTCCATCTGTAACTCCTTCTAGAGTTTGCTCGGCTGCGCCTGCGCTTAGTGAATCTGTGCGTAGTTTACCCCAAACTGAACGTCAATGTCCAGCTTGATGTTGAGCTTGAGCTTCTCGTTGACCTTGTTGATTGCCCAACGCAAGACCGACTCATGCTCCTTCTCTTCGCCACGCTTGACCCTGTTGATGCTTTCATCGTGGAACTGTCCGACAATGTTAGGTCGCTTGGTCAGGTAGTGTGCAACCCACTGGTCGAAGCAGTATGCACCTGTGCCTTGGTTGAGGGTTGAGAAGATGTCCTTCTCGTAGCGAAGAGTGTACCAGAAACCATTGACGGGGTTCTTCACCCACATCTGACCATTGACTGTCTTGACTGTCTGATCTTTGGCGAACTGTCTGACTGCCCAGTTGCGATCCCAGTATGCTTCCAAGAGAACCTTGGCCTCTGCCTGAGACATGCCAGTGGTACGGGACAGCTTCGGAGCACCAACGCCATACACGGCAGAATAGTTGACAGGCTTGAACTTCTTGCGGGTCTTCTTGATTGCCTTGAACCTGTCCTTGTCATTCACAGTGTCCTCATCAGCCCGTGTGTAGAAGTCGTAGTCCTCACTGGTGATGTAGCCTGCACGTACTGCAAGGTCGAGGTGTTCGTCAAAACCCGGCACAGACATCTCAGCAACGTAGTCAGGGTCGTAGGGGTAGATGAAGTGGCGCTTGGTGGTAGCCTCAAGGGACACCATGTCAGAACCGCATAGTAGTCCCCCCTCGTCAGCAATCAGAGCACCACGTATTTCCTTACCCCAAGGCTTGTCCACCCCCGGAAGGTTGACCAGAGGCTTCTTGTGCTTGAAGCGCAGGGTATTCGTCAGGCCAGCAATCTCAGCCTTCACGTAGCCATTGACCTCAGACTCAAGCATACCCTCGAAGATAGACTTGCGGTGCTGGATCACAGTCAGACCATCAAGCAGGCCAACACCCGGATGCTCTTCAATCAGGAGTTTGACTGAGGGTGCAAGCTCACCATCCTTGCGGACCTGAGGGACAAGCCGTTCAGTGCCATCCTCGTTCTTCTTGTAGTCATGGGTGCAGGGTTGCCAGCCAAGGGAGAAGAGCCAGTCCTTGACCTGATCTGATGAGTTAGGGTTTGGTGGTTCGTAGCTCTTGACGACACGTACATCATCCTCGTGGAAGAGGGGCAGGCCATTCTCCTCAAGCATGTTGAACCACTCAATAGCAGCCTTGGTGTGGGTGCCATCCTTCTTGGTCATCTGCTTAGGCTTGGACTTGACAGCATACTTAGCCACAGCAGGCATCACCTGACGCAGTTCCTCTACCTTCTCCTCTTGAGCCTTCTCCAAGGTAGCCACAGACTTCTCCACAAGCTCCTTGTTGATGCGCCATCCAGCCTGTTCAGCCATAGCAGCAGACTTCATCTTGAAGGTGAGGTACTGGAAGAAGCGATCCATGCCCTCCTTGTCGTTGCCGTAGACCATCTTGAAACGCTTGATGAGGTCTTTCCAGAGGAGCCAGTTGATCTTCACATCTTCCTCACAACGATGCTTGTACTCCTCGTAGGACAGCCCTTCCCAGTCAGTGACTACAGGCTTAGGCACACCGAAGTCTTCTCCGAAGGACTCAAGCCCGTGGAGTTGACGCTGGGGATACATAACCCAAGACATAGGCAGGGTGTCATAGAGCTTGGCCTTGATCGTGATGCCAAGGATTTTCTCTAAGACAAGAACGTCAAACCTGCAAATATTGTGGCCTATCAGGATCGTCTCCTCCTCAAGAAGGTCACGCATGTCCTTGTAGGAACAAGTGGAGTTGAAGACCTTGCCGTCACGTGTCCAAGACAGAACGTGGACCTTCGTGGCCTTGTCAAGGAACCCATCAGTCTCCACGTCAAACACAATCATTAGAAGCCCTCTCGAAGCAGTGTTGTTTCAGAATCCCAGAAGAGGGAACCCGCTGAGCCAAGTTTAGCAAACGGTCTGTTCTTGTCAACGTGGAAGTAGGTAGTGTTCTGTTCCACCTCATCCTCGTTCTCAACGTCACGCTCAATCTTGATGCAGATGATAGCCTCTTCTTCCAAGGCAGCAGCATACTTGGTCCGACCATCCTCGTTCACCTGTGAGATGAAGATCACACCAATGTTCAACTCCTTGGCAAGCTGTGCCATCTGGGAGCCGAGTGCAGTGAGCAAGGAAGTAGCACCATCGACACCAGCAGAGGACAGGTAGGCAAGACGCTGAACGTGGTCGATGAAGATAAAGCCAGCACCATACACTGAGGCAGCAAGGCGTACATAGTCCAGCAGCTTCATAGGATCATCGTGCAGGCGCATCTCGAAGATGATGGTACGCTCACCCTTGGTCGCCTTGATAGCTGCGTCAATCACTTCCTGCTCAGAGATAGCGTTATATGCAGCATCGTCCTTGGTACGAACATTAACACCCAACTCATACGTAGCCATTGCACGGTAGGTGGTAGACTTCATCTCTTCCATGTGCAGCAAAGCGATACGCTCGTCAGGATCACGCAGCATGGCAGTCTCGAAGTAACGGATCACCTCAGTCTTGCCTGTGCCTCGTGGTGCCTTGATGAAGGTGATGCCACCCTTGACCAGACCCCTGCACTTCTCGTCGATACCTGAGTGACCCGTGGGGACATACTCGTAGGGGTTCTCGGTGAGAATAGCCTTCTCTACATCCAAGGACGAACAGAAGAAGTTATCAGGGGTGTAGCGTTGGGGTTTGACCGCAGCCCACTTGAGTGCCTCCCCTGCGCCAGCCGTAAGGAACTCATTGGCATCCTTGTGCTGGGACATGGGGACATACCAGAACTTCTGAGGGAAAGCCCCGTACAGAACCTCTGCCGCCTTCTTACCAGCATCATCAAGCTCACCAGCATACACAATCTCTTGGAAGCTGTTGAGGTACTTGTACTCTTTCTTGACGAACTTCTCCCCAATGCTGGCAGAGGGAAGGGACTTCACAGGATAAGTCTTGCCAAGGATTTGGTAGAGGGATGCGGCATCGAACTCCCCCTCTGTGATGTAGATACGCTTGGAAGTACCAGCATTGAACTCAGGCCCAAAGAGACTATCAAAGGGCTGACCCTTCTCCTTGGTCCAGAAGACCTTCTCTTCGTAGCCCCGGTACTTCACATTGTTTTCGTGCTTGAAGGCGTAGCGCACAGGCTTACCCTCAGCATCAGTCTGGAGTTGGATGCCGTACTGCTTACACACATCAGGGTCGATCCCACGGATGCCATCATATGTGATACCTGAGACGGGCAGGTTTCTTACATCAATCTTCTCTTTCAACGGGTATCTCTCCTTTGCCCAAGGCTTGAGCCTCATCCCCTTGCTGGGGTAAGTACCCATACAGATTTTACAGTTGCCGTATCCCTCTTCATTCCACGAGAAAGCGTTCTCACTGTCACATCCCTCAAGGGGACAAGGCCCGTGGTTTCGGTTCATGCTTAGTCCTCTGTTTTAGCCAGAGAGAGAATATGCTTCAGCGCATCCTGAATGTCAAGCTTTGCAGCAGCACAGTACAGGATAAACTCTACCCCGATAGCAGCCATCGCCCTAGTGGAATCATCGTCAAGGGTGTAGGTGATCTTCAGGCCACCACCCTCTTGTTCTTCTGTACCCACAAGCACGATATTGCTGAGTTTCTCTGGTGCCATAGCTTCGATGTCAGTCTCGTTAATCATTGAGGTACTCCTTGATGTAGATTGCAATCATCGCCCAAGGGATGTGGCCTAGTTGGAAGGTTCCGTGTTTGCTCCCTACGTCCAACAACCAGATGCCATCGCTGTCGTATTGAAGTTCAAGTTCACCTTTGATTGGGTTTGCAGCCTTGGATTTCTCGTACTGTTCCTTCCAGTACTGTGCTGCGGGTTTCCAGTTCATATCTTCCATCAGCTTAACTTTCTCTTGGTCAGTCATGACTTCAACTCCTCAATTAACTCTGTTAGGTTTCTGAACACAGGGGCGGGTTTGTGGCTAGGGTCCGTATAGTAACTAAGATCATCGACCCAAAGCTTAATAGCCTCTAGCTTAGTTATAGCCTTTGAGATGGCTTCGTAGGCTTCTCCGTACAGGCTACCGTCAGGCTTATCCATGTCACAGGGATAGACGTTTTCCCAGTTCTTCAAGCGTGTTAGTAGGTCAGTCATTATGCACCAGAGCCTTCCAGCTTATGGGATACAACCTTTGCATCATTTCGTCGATCTGCTGTGCTACCAGACGTGTCTCGTACTGGGTATCTCCCTTGAGACGTAGGTTGCACATGTTAGCGAAGGCATCCAGAGAACCTGACCAGTACCACTCGGTGTACATCGACTGAGGAAGAACCATACGGG